GTGCTCGTGGCCCCGGTCTGCCCGACGGCCACCTCAATCTTCTCGGCCACCTCCGGATCCAGCACGTCCGCGACCGTCCACCGGAACGGCAGGGGGTCGTCGAAATCCCCGATCCACATCCCGCCCTTGGTGGAATGCTCCCGAACGAAGACCTGGACCTCTCCGTGGGGTCCCCAGTCGGTGTTGAGAATCTCGACCATGCGTTCCAGGCTGGCCGCCCCGCTGATGGCGTTGGAGAGGGCCTGGGCTCCCGCCTCTCCGGCCGCGGCGCTCCGGGATGCCGCGCTGGGCTTCTTGCCGCCCTTGCTTTTCCCGAAGAAGGACGCGCCGCCGCCGAGAATGCCGCCGACGATGGCCCCCACCGCTGTCCCGATCCCAGGAATGACGCTGCCAATCATGGCGCCGGAGAGCGCCCCGCTGGCCGTGTTCGAGATGACGCCCAGGGGGGTCGGCGGGCCGCCGGTCACGGCATTGAAGATCGTCAGGCCCAGGCCAGCGAAGCCCGCCGCGACGCTGAGGGCAGTCCCGAGGCTGATTGATCCCGTCCCGATAAGGCTTGCCCCCCGGAAGGCTTCCTCGGCCCCGATGAGGCCGGTCTGCACACCAGAGCCCAGGAAGAGGGGCGTCGCCATGGCCGACGTCAAGAAGCCGGGCTGGGGGAGGAAGGAGAGCGGAACCGGCGGGACCGAAAAGCCCAGCCCCGTCCCCGACGCCGGCGGGGCCAAGAGCTGCCCGGTGCCCGCTTGAAGGGATGAGAAGGTGGTCCCCGCCGCGACCTGGACGCCCTGAGCCTGCAAGGCCGCAGCCTGTGAGAGGGCGACGGGGACTATCCCGCTCGCGATTCCGGCGCCGGGCAGCGCGCCAAACGGCAGCATCGCCCCGAATCCTTGAAAGAGCTGTGAAGTCGCGAACCGACCGAAGAGGTCGGTCAACTGCCGGATGGTGGACATCGCGAGCTGCTGCGGCACCTCCACCAGGGCTCGTTTCCACCCGCGCTCAATGGGGACGAACAGGAGGTCCGAAAAATAGCGCTGAGAGTTGCTCGCGAAACCGCGGATGACCTCCTGCCCGGCTTGCCCCCAATTCTCGAGCTCCTCCTGCGTGTCGCGGAGGCCGCGGCGCATCCCCGCCCCGAAGTCCGTCCGCTCCAGCTCCCGGCGGAGGACGGACTGGGATCGGATGGTCGCTTCCAGGGTCGCCAGCGCCTCCCGGCCTTCATGGCCCTGGGCGGCCTGGACCTTCACGAGCCGTTCGCCTTCGATGACCTGGAGCTCCATGGCGACCCGTTGCGTGGCCGTCAAGCCCTCCTGTTCCAGCAGGAGCGCGACGCGGTCTCGGGCGAGCGCGACCTCCCGCTGATCGGCGCTGAGGACAGCCTGCCGCCCCCGCTCGATCTCCGCCGGCGTCGGCGGCCGCTCGAAGCGTTCGACCTCGGAGAGATCCGCCGCCGGCGGGAGCCGGCGCTCGCGGAGCTGCAGGATCCGCTGCCGCACACTCTCCATCAGGGCCTCAAATCGCGCCCCGGCCTTCAGAGAGAGCGTCTCGATGTCTTTATCCAGCTCCTCGAAGATCACCTTGATCTCTTCGCCGGGGGCCCCACGGGCCACGGCCGCGGCGCGTTTCTGTTCCGCCTGTTTGCGAAGCCGCGTCTCCTCCGCGGCCGCCTCGTTTGACATGGACTGCGCGATCCGGAGCCGGAGCTCGAGCACCTTGGCTTCGTCCGCCTCGAGGTCCGCCTGCTCCATCAGGACCTGCAGGAGCCCCTGGCGCGCCTGCTGCTCGCTCATGACCGCGGCGGCCATCCGGAGTTGTCGCTCCACCGGGAGGACCTTCACGAGCGCCTCGCCCGTCTCGCCGAGCTGCTTCTGCAGCCGCTCGGCCTCCGTCTGGGAATGCCCCCCAAAGATCCGGTCCATGATGCTCGTGAGAACCTCTCCGACCTTCCTGAGCTTGTTGACCGGGCTCTCCACATTCAGCCGCTCGAGCTGCTCGGAGAGCCCCTGCATCTGGGACCGCAGGCCTTGCGTATCCAGGCCGCGCACGGCCAGATTGACCTTCGCCTGGACGTCGGCGAACTGCTCAGCCCGTTGGATATAGATGGAGACCGCCGTCGCGGCGGCAGCCAGGCCCACCGCGGCCACCGACCAGGCGAGCGGCAAGCTGCGCGTCGCGCTCGCGGCGGCCGATGTGGCCACGACCATCTGGCCCAGCGCCGGGTTCAGTTCCTGAAGGAGCCCCACGCTGAGCACCCGCATCGTCCGGGTCGATTGGGCGAGGTTCGTATCGACCTTCGCGACTTCCTGCGACGTGGGCCCCAGCTGCCCGCGGAGCTGCGCCGTGGCCCGGCTGATGGTCTCCATGCCCTTGGCCAGCTGGGCCGACGCCTCATCGTGGGCCTGCAGGATGAGCGCGATCGTGTTCTCACTCATCAGGTCACCTGGTCCAGCAAGGCCGGATCATTCGTATAGAGCGGCGGGGCCGCGGCCGCCGCCTCGTCGTCCCGGGCGAACCACTCCGGGACCAGGATCCTGGCGTTCGCGTTGAATTTGTCGGCCGGGTCGGCGAGCCACTCGGCCGGCGAGCGGCCACCACGGCGCGTCATCCGACGGAGGAGGTCGTGGAGCTGCGGCGGGTAGGCGGGCTGGGAGGGATCCGCGAAGACGCCGATGCGGCGCAAGTAGGCGACCACGGCGGGCCCCAGATCCTCCCCCAGGAGCCAGAGTTCTTCCGGGCGGAGCCGCGGGGCCACGAGGGCCCGGGCGAGAAGCTGTTCGCCCCAGGCCTCCCACCCGACGTCACTCCGCCAGCGCGCCGCGGGATCGAGCGCGGCGTAACAGGCGCCGACGCCCGGCCACGCCCCCGGCATTCCCCGATAGCACTCCGCCGCCGGCAGCACGCGGACCACGATCCACGCGGGTGCGCCGCCGGCCGCTGAGGCTCCGGGCAACGGGATCCGGAACGTCCTATGCTGTGGCGCCGGCTGCCGCGGCCGCGTGCGCATCATCGGACGTCTTTTCGGTCGGGATGAACCCCGAGAACCGCAGGATCTCCGCGATCAGCCAGTCCGCGTCCGGCCCGAAGGCGCGGGCTTCCTCGGCGGAGACCTTGGGCTCCATGACCGAGAGCGCGATCACCTGGAAATCCACGTCCAGCCAAACCCGATCCAGGCGCCGGCGCTCGGCCTCCGGGAGCGACGCCCGCCAGTCGCGCAGGCGCTGGACCCGCTCGTCCGGCGGCCACTCCTCCTGCCCCGGGGCGGGTGGTGGGTGCAGCGTGCGGACCTCGCCGGCCGTCAGCCGCCGGATCCTTACGGTCTGGGGCTTCCCGGCCTCTTCGGACCAGGCCGGGAGGACCAGCGTGGTCGTGGCCCGGCTCAAGAGTGCTTCGCGCGTCACAGTTCCCATCTGGCTCTCCTCACTTAGTCGAAGGTGATCACCAGGCTGTCCTCGCCCGTATCGCCCAGCAGATTCAGCGTGACCGGGAACGTCCGCAGCTCGTCGCGGACGCCCCAGCGGAGCTGGCTGATCTGGGCCTTGGCGCCGCTGAATTTGACTCGCGTATATTGCAACCCGGTCGTCTGGAAGCTCCAGTCCACCAGCGTCCCGGCTCTCCACGTTGAGAACCAGTCGAAGGTCGCCGCCGTCACGGCTTCGGGGTCGAACTCCATGGTCGGCGGGCGCGTCGGATCCCTCGTGAGGAAGAACCCGGCAAAGGCGTTGGCGTCGTTCGGGCCCGCAATCGGGGGCACGATGTTGTTGAGCGCCATGGAGAGGCTGCGGAACTGGGCCGCGTAGTTGGCGGCCCCGATCTGGAAGGCGGCGGCGGCAAGGATCGGATGAATCGGCGCCGCCGCGGGCTGGCCGGTCACAAGGGCCTGGGTGCCTCGGCCTCCATGGAGCCCCGTAAACGTCGAGCGCAGGATCACCGGCTGCCCCGTCTGGAAGATCAGCGAGGCGTCCCCATGGGCGCCCAGGAGCGCGAGGCTCGGGGCATTCTCCTGCATGAACTTCAGGGCGACTGATTCGTGGCCACTCGCCTTGGGATGTTTGTACGTGACGCTCTCGGCGCCCGGCGTCGTCACCACCGTCTCGCTGAACCCGAGCGCGCGTAGGAGGAAGCCACCTTCGGGCTTGACGGTGGCCGAGTAGGCCACGCCTTTGCCGCGAAAGCGCCAATCGAACGCCGCCCGGGCCATCAGCTCCCCGGGGATCCCCGGCAGGGCGGCGAGCAGTCCCGACAGAGCGGGAAACGGATAGAAGCCCCCAGGCTCCTCCGGACTCAGCTCTTCGATCGGCAGCAAGTCGGCCGCGACGGGCGCGCCGCCAAAGGGATCCGTTCCGTACGTGCTCTCGATCTTCGCCGCCAGGGTGGAACGGCGGGGTCGCGCAACCGTGTTCGATGGCATCGGCTCAGCCCTCCTTCACCGCGGCGGCTTCGCGCTCGACGATCGTCAGCGCGGTCCCCGCTGGATAGAAGATTCGCGTCTCGCTATCTCGCTCCTTCACCCGGATTCCGTTCTCCGCGATCTCTTCGACGATCGCCAGCACCCCATCGGGCGTGCGCACCAGGTCTTGGACGTCCATCGGTTTTCTCCTTTTCAGAAGGTGACCTCCTCGGTAGCCGGCATCGTGATCTCCACGTAATGGACCAGATAGTCGCTGAACGTCCGGATCTCCGCGATCCGCACCGACGGCGGCCCCACCAGGAGCGCCGTCCCATCCAGATGATCGAGCTCCTTCACCCGGAGCGCCGCGCAGACCGTCTCGACCAGGTCCTGGAAGTCCTTCTCCGTGGATCCCTCCTGGTCGAGCGCCCGGTAGCCCCGGATCACCATCAGGTGGCGCCGGCTATTCACGCGCTCCTGGTCCCGCTTCGTCTCGACCGTGGACTCTCGGGTGATCGTCCAGCCCTGCATGTAGGCGAGCGCCTCGGACTTGAAGTAGGCCAGGAAGCGCTCCTTCCGCGTCGCCCAAGGCTCGAAATCGGTGACGACGCCGATCGCGGCCACGCCATCGAGGACGGCCTTGAGCGCGGTGCGGAGATCGCTCAGCGCCATCAGCGGCCTCCGAGCTGGCGGGCCAGCCGCTCCCCGAGCGCCTGAAAGCGCTGGCGGGCGATCGGGTCCAGCCGCTGCGCAGCCTGAAAGAACATCGACGCCCCCGTCGTGCCCACGCGGCCGATCTTGCGGGCGATGAGGAACGCCACGCTCCGGGCCCGGCGCGCATCCGAGATCCCGAGCTTCCGGACGACCCAGAGCAGGAGCGCCTTCGTCGGCGGTTGCTTGCCCGGCCGGCGGCCGCGCTCGACGATCGGCAGATAGAAGAGCGAGGACGCGACCACGCCCGTCCGCGCCCCCGGACGCCCGCGCAGCTCCGTGAAGATCGACCCGCGGCCGAGGCCCGAGGCCCCCCGCGGCGTGCCGCCGACCACGAGCCGCTGGCCCATCGACGACAGCTCCGTCAGCTCCGCCGAGATCTCCTGGTCGAAGAGCGCCTGAAACGACCGCGATTCGAAGAGCGGCCCGGCCGTCTTGAGCTCGATCGTCAGGGGATCCCGTCCCGCCATCAGCGCCACCGCCGCGGGTGATAGAAGCGGTCCCCGCCCGGCTGGAGGTCCACGTCCAGGTCAATCGACGCGCCCGCCGCCGGTACCTGGTCCTGATCCTTCAGCCCCAGGTGCTCCTTGAACGCTTTGAGGAGCCGGTCGGCGAGCATCGTGTAGTCCTGGGCCTTCGTGCGGTAGTTCACCGCGTCGGCGGCGAGCGTCGGGTCCTGGGTCTGCGCGTAGTACGCCGCCAGGGCGCGAGCGCCGAAGCTCGCGGCCAGCTTCGCGGCCGACTCCCGGTCGAAGACGGCCACCGTGTCCTGGGTCGCATCCACCGCGTGGCGCACCGTGTAGAGGAAGCGCACTTTTTCGCTCGCGGTCGGGGTGTGACGGATCAGTCGGAACCGAAGCCCCTGCGTGGGATCCCGGTACACCAGCCAGTCCTCGCGCTCGATGAATTCCGGCTCCCGCTTTCCGGCCGGATACTCGACCTCTCCGCGGAGCGTGGAGAAGCCGTCTTCCCAATCCGTCGGCACCGCGAATTCAAAGGCCGACCCCGTGCCCGTGATCTCGTGCACGCGCTCGCGGGGGCGGTGCTTCGAGTACTCCTTGATGGCCTCGGTGACGGCCTTGAGCTTCTCGGCCGGGGCGAGGAGGTTGGCCGTGTCCTTGAGCTCCTGATCGAACAGCGTGAGCCAATCAGCGAGGGCCATGGCGCCTCATTTCCGCACGATCCAGACGTCCGAGTCGGCGTTGGGGAAGAAGACGTCCTTCGAGGTCGCGTCGGTGACCTTCCAGCGGGCGGTGTAGGGGCTCTTCGACATAAGAAGATCGGCCGCTACGGGCGCGTAGCGCGCCTTGGCCAGAACGGCGTCCACCCAGCTCGACACGCCCCCCAGCGTCACGAGGGCGCCCGCATTGTCCCGGAGCACCAGCGCCACCGTCGTCCCGGTCATGTTCCCGGCCACGCCATCCATCGTGAGCTGCATGTCGATCGGACCGGTCCACCCCTCGACAAGCGGGAGCGGCGCGTCCATTCACAGCTTCTCCGTGGTCCGTCGGGGCATGAGGGTCGCCGTCTCCCGCGCCGGAACCAGCGAGAACATCGCCCGGCGCGCCACGAGACTCGCCGCCGCTCGCGCCGGGATGAGCGACGCCACGGCCCGTCGGGGCATCAGCGAGATCGTCGTCGCGACGATCACATCCCCCAGGCTCGTGACCGCGAACGCTTGGAGGGCTTCCGCCAGATCCACGGTCTCGGGAAAGGCGCGCGCCACGGTGAGAATCCTGGTCTCCGTCAGGCCCAGGCCCTCCTGGACGGCGCGCCCGATCTGCGCCCGCCGCGCCTCGTCCAGGAGGGCCACATCCTCCAGCCGACGGGCGAACGCGGTCATCAGCGCCTGGGCAAGCCCCAGGCTCTCGGTGATCGTGCGCCGCGCCTGGCGGACCTGGCTCTCGGTGAATTCGACCGTCTCCTCGAGGAGGCGCGCCGTCAGGCGATCCACCTCCTCCGCGAGGAGGACGGTCTCCGCGATGGGGGCCCGCGCCGCCATGCGGCGGAGCGTTTCGGTTGCCTGAAGATCTTCCGCGAGTCTGACCGCGCTGGCCAGCGTCAGCGTCTCCCCCAGCAACGCGGCCTCCACGAGCGCCCGCCGAGTCTCCCGGGGGAGAGTTTCCACCAGGCTGACCGCGTCGGCGAGGTTCGACGCCTTGCCAACGCTCCGCGTGAGCGCCTCGGTGAACAGAACTTCGTCGCCCAGGGAGACGAGGACCGTCTTGATCGCCGTGAGGGCCTCCGCGAGCTCCGGGCTCTCCGCGAGCACGCGCCGCGTCTCCCGCACCAGCTGCTCTGTGAAGGCCGCCGCCTCGGCCTCCGTCCGGCGCGTCTCCCGGCGCTGGGCCTCCGTCAGGCCCAGCGTGTCCGCGACCTGGAGGATGATCAGCCTGACGGGCGCCAGCGACTCCTGCAAATCGGCCGCCTCCGCGATCGTGCGGGCGATCCGGTTCAGCACCATATCTGTCAGATTGACCGTCTCCTCGATCTTCGCATCGACCCGAAAGATCAGAGCTTCCGCGAGCCCCAAGCCTTCGGCGATCGCCTTGCCGGGCTGTCGTGTCAGCGCCTCCGTGGGGATCAGCTCCTCGGCGATGGTCCGAAGCACCAGGCGCGTCAGCACGCTCGTCAACCCCACCGTCTCGACGAGGAGCTTGCCCGTCTGCGGCGTCAGCGCCTCCACGAGGTTCGGGGCCTCGGCCATCGTGCGGTCGGCGCGGCGGAGGAGCGCCTCCGTCGCCTCGAGCGTGTCGGCGAGGGCCTGCTCGAACGTGACGCCGCCGAATAGGGTCATTGAGCTACGGCGGCGAGGCGGCCGCAGCAGGAGGAGCCCGGGCATCGACCGCAACTGGAGGTAGTAACCCGGCATCGCCTACTCTATATCCTCGTCCGTCACCAGGATCACCGCACCAGCCGCTTCCGCGGATTCCTCGGCCGGCGTCATGCTCAGCATTGCGGGTGTGAGACCGCGGCCATCCAGCAGCACCTTGTAGCGCGGCCCTCGGGTCTCGTCCGGTCGCCTCGGGTGGTTGGGATCCATCGCGAAGTGCCCACAGCTCCTGAGGATCATCCCCTTGCGTCCATCGAGCAACGTCACCGCCTCGTTATCACTAAAGCGTCCAGGCTTCATGGGCTCCTCCTTTACTGGAGCTCGCGCGCGACCAGCGTCGCCCGCCACGTCCCCGACGCGGGCGCCACCGGAAACTTCATGGCGATAATCCCGCCTTGTGGGACCCAGATCTCCCCGGGCCGGACCGGGGTCCAGAGCCACCCGTTCAGAATGTTGAACCCCTCGTCTATGAGAACCTCCCCATCCGTGCCTTCGGCCGACCCCGTGTAGCCCGTCGCCGCGGTTCCTCCGACAGCCAGGGAGGAGGGATTTCCCGGGTTCGTCTTCCGAGGCGTGAAGCTCGTGACGGTCGCCGCGGCCGTTTTCCTGAGCAGCTGGACCTGTTCCTGGGTGCTCGTCTCCGAGAGCCCCTGGGTTAGTACGGCCCGGATCACTTCGAGGGCTGCGGCCCCGGCCTTAATTTGGAGAAGCGTGATCGCCGTCGAGATGACGACCCCAGCGTCCCCGTTCTTCACGATGTAGATATAGCCATCCGTCGGCATCAGGCTGCCTCCTGATACAGCGTCTGAGGGCGCCGCAGGAGCGGCGGAAGCACCGTCACCTCCGCCGCGGGATGCACGGCCAGCGTGCAGGCGTTCCAGTCATCAGACGGCGACGTAAACGTTCCTGGATCCTGCGATGCGGCATTCAGTTCGAGTCGAGCCGCACCCATACACACGTGCCCCGAACCCCCCGGCGACTCCTGCGCGAAGAGATTAGTAAAGTTTGTAGGAGCCACAGTGGGTTGGTTCCCCGATCCGTCGATCGCCGCGAATGCGATCCAGAGGTAGTCCTTGGCGCCCCCGGTTGGAGTCAGTCCATCGGGGTTTGCGTTCGAGCTGAGCCCCCCGGCGCCGGCCGAGACCTGCGGCGGCGTCCCGGCCCCCGCGTGCCCCGTGATGCGGTAGGACTGATGCACGGACGCCTCCGACGTCCCCGTCGTGACCGTGATCGTGCTGCCCTCGGTCCCGTCGGCGATCCGATACCCGATAGAGAGCGTAGACTCCGTATTGGCATTGAGGTCGATGAGCTCGGTCCACCCGCCCGGCCAGCCGACCTCCTCGTTCGAGTCGGCACCGAAGAGGACAATGAGGAGATCGCCGGATACGATTCCGCTCGGTAGATTGACCGCGTGATCGGTCTGGTTCACCGTGCTCGCGCCGGAATTGGTCGCCGCGACTTGCGGAAAAGCCATCTAGGGACTCCACACCGCACTCCACTCCACATCGAACGACGTAATCTCTCTCCCTGTCCCATCCTCGTTGACCACTCGACGAACCGCCAACTGGCGACCGCGCACGTTGAGCTTCTCCCGTGCTCCTACTCGGATCGAGGATCCCGCGATCGTGAAGGTGACGGCACGATCTCCGGTGGATTCGATCGTCATCGCCCCCGTCCCGTCATGCTCCAGCACGAGGAACTGGTCCCGGTTGCGACGGAGCAGATTATGAAGCGCCACACCAGAGTCTCCCGAGCGCCCACGCCCAGACCGCGCCAGTCAGCAGAATCAACCCGCTCGTCACGAGGACCCGCTCAGTCATCGACCCACCCGGCCTTGAGACACGCTTGGTGGACTGCCTCACCGATGCCCTCCGGGCTTGACCCCTGCACGTTTGCCTTGCCGACTCGCACCGTGGCCTTGCAGGTTTGAAGGACGCGCCCGTGACGGGTGAAGGAGCCGCGACGGAGAATCAAGCGACCGCCCCGAGACCGCTCCACCGCCCGTCGCACGAGGACGCCGAGCTCGGCATCCGTCACGGGGGCGGCACCGTTACGAACTTCGGTCCCGGCACCGTGTACCAGACCGCGTTCCAGCGAAATACCTCCCGGTCCGGGTCTCGATACACGGCCGCCGCCATCCACCAGGTCCGGCTGTCCGGGATCGGCACCGTGAAGCCGGGGGTCGTCGATTCGGCCACTCGCCTCCAGGCCGTCGGAATCCGGTTCACGTTCCAGCAGTTTGACGCGCACCGATAGAGCCGGTAGGCCGTGGCCCCCTCGGACATCGCCCAGGAAAACGTCTCCGTGCGGGGAGGGGTTTGGGGCGAGGATGGATTCACCCAGAACAGCGCCCCTGCAATCGTCGCGGCAAGCCAGAGACTTGCGATCAGGAGAAGCCGAGCGATCATCCCGTCGTCACCCGTGGGGTCGGAAAGAGCCAATCCTCGACCGCCGTCAAGCCGAGCGCCCGGAGGAACGCGATCAGGAGGTTCGTCGGCCCGCCCGGAGTGGGGAGCGTCGTCCCGGCCGCCTCATTGGAGGGCGCGGACATCCCGGCCGCATTGAAGGCGCGAACGCGATAACAGACGGTTTCTCCGGGACCCAGCGGGGCATGTGTAAACGCCTTGACGTTCACCCCCACGCGCGCGAGCTCCGTGAACGCCGTCCCCGGACTACACGGTCCCACGTGGGACTCGATCGCAAACCCGTCCTCGTTGGTCGCGTTGTCGTTCCAGGACAGGTCCAGTTTCCCGACTCCCGCGTGACCCAAACCGGGCATGAGCAGCACCAGCAACACGATCAGCCCCATGACTCCGACCCTCTTCATCGTGTTCCTCCTCTGCGCCTCAGTTGATTGTGAGGGTCACTCGCGGGAAGCTCTCCCATGTATCCGAAGGGCCGGCACTCCTCACAGTAAATGGGGGTCGGACCGGGTCCTCTTCTCGTCTTGGCGGGGTGAATTCCACACAGGCGGCAGGGGAGCGTCCCGGTGACCGCCTTGGGGGCAATCGGCTCGTTCCGCTGGATCAGCCGGCCGTCGGCTCCCCGGTGCCGATGCGGCAGCTCGCAGCGTTTGCAGCGGGTCGCTGTCGGCGTGATCGGCCGGAGACAGTCCACGCACCGTTTCAGGAGCGTCGCGGCCAGTGCCCGCTCGACCCGGGCCACGGCCTCTGAGGCCGGGCCGTCGCCGGACAGGCCCGACGGCGCGGGGGGAACCCCGTGGCGATCGAGGAGCACCAACCCCTCTCGCGGCGTCAGCTCTCCCAGCCCGATCCGCTCGATGATCCGCCGAAGTTCTGCTCTCTCCGGCAGCCACGTCGCTGCCAGGAGGAGCAGGGCCGCGACTTCCGTCTCCAGAGGGACGACCTTCGTCATCGTTCAAGCCGTAGGGTCGCTCAACTCCCGGGTGGCATGATCTGCGCCCGAACCAACCTTCGGCCGACCCGCCAGGGGATGAAAAGCTCGATCAGGAAGACCAGCAGGAGTGCTCGCAGCGCGAAGATGTCTTCAACAGTGAGGTCATACGTCGTTTGAAGGGAATCGGCCGACGCCAAGTTGATCACGGAGAACACGACGCGGCTCCAGAGCGTCCCGCCACCAGTCGCCGCCTGGCTGTGGAGACCCCACTCCGTGACGGCAGCGGTCGCGTCCACCGTGTTCGTGCCGACGGTGCGAAAGACGCTGGCCGAGGCTTCCGTCAGGGAGCCCGTGGCGCGGGTGTTGTCGGGGTTATATTGGGTCGTCAGCTCGGTCCCGAGGGCCGTGTCGCCCTCAGCCGCCGCGACGGCACCCGTCCCAATGCCGTGGAACTTCATGATCTCCAGCTCGACGAGGTTCTGCCACGCGTCGATCAGGAATGCTTCGCCGGCGTTGACGATCAGGTTCCGGACATGTCGGTCGGCGAGGACCTGGCAGGTCCCGGCCATGGCGTGCGCGGGCCCCGGCCGGAGCCAGGCCGCGAGGGTGCGCTTGGCCTGCTGCTCCAGGGAATACCGCTCCCACGCCTGCACGAGCTGGTCGGGCCGCTGGCACCCGCCCTCCACGATCGGACGGAGCTGGACCGCCGTGAGCCAGCCGGAGAGCTTCGCGGACTCGCGGACGTACCGGTGGTAGATCCCGCTGGCCGTCCAGCCGACGCTGACCGACGCGAGGATCAGCAGTGCGAGGCACGTCGTCATCTTGAGTCGGGCGTATCGCTTCATCGTCCCTGGTCTCCTCTTCTCGTTGGAGCCTAGGCGTTCTCGTAGCCGAGAGCGCGGTAGACCTTTACCGTTTGTTCGTCCGCTTCGCCCGGGTGCGCGATGACGTCAACTTTCGAGATCGAGACGTCAGCCGCGATCGCGGCGCGCGCCTTCTCGGCGGCCTGCACCGCCATCTCCAAATAGGTGAACCCCTCGATCACGATGCGACACAGACCCATCGGCTCTTCCTCCTATGGTGTGATCGTCACGCGCCGGACAGAGACCCAGCCGTCCGGTTCCGTTTCGGTGTGCAGCACGCCCCGCCCGCGGAGCTCCCCATCCCGGGTGCGGACGGCGATCGAACGCACCGCCACCCCGGTCGCGGTCCCCGCGGGATCACGAAGGATAGACAGCCCCACGACGGGCGGCAGCATCGTCACGTCCCGAAGGGCATAGAGCCGGCCGGCGACCTCCACGGGCGTCGCCGGATCGAGCGCGAGGCGAGGCACCTTCGGCGGCGTGCTCGGTCCGCCGCCCCAGCGGATCAGAAAGGCGAGCGCGGCCTGGACCTGGCGCGGCAGCTTCTGGGCGCGGAGCTCGCCCTGGATCGTTTTCGGCCGCTCCCCGGGCTCCTGCTTGACGGTGATCTCGTACTCGCTCGTGTCGGGGCGGATGACCTTCGCTTTGAAGTCTTCACCCACGCCCAAGCGGTCGCGCTGGGCAGGACTTGCGGCCGGCCAGGCGAGCCCCAGCGTGACCAGCGCGATGACGAGAAGACGCGCCGGCCGGTTCACCGCCGGCCCGTTACGATGACGACCGTGATGTTGTCGATGGTCGGCGAGGTGCCGCCCGTGATCACCAGGTCCACGGTGATCGCCGCGTCCTTGGCCACGCTCTGCTGGGCCGCGGTCAGCGTCGCCTCCACCACCGTGCCGGCGGCCGGCGTCCCGATGTCCATCGCGTTCGTCACGCCGGTCCCGGCATTCAAGACCTGCACGGTGGACGTGCCCTGCGTGCCGCCCTTGGCCTGGATCGCGACTTCGACGTAGAGGATCCGCAGGTCGAAGGGGGCGTTGAACTTGACGATCCCGGTCTTCGAGGCGGTGTACTGCCCCGAGAGGTGGAAGGTCATCACCTGGAGGTCCGAGCCCTTCGCCGGCAGGGCCGGCGCGGCCGCCTCGAGCGACAGCGCCCACACGGCGAGGCACGCCGCCAGGAGCATGAGGATCAGGGGTCGCTTCGTACGTGCGATCATTGCGCTCGTCTCCTTTTTCCGCGATCCGAGGCGGGGGCCCGTCATGGACCCCCGCCCGCTCGCTCACGGGCCGGGTTAGCCGGCCACGACGTTCTTGGTCGCGCCCTTGACGCCGAGGATGTCCCCGCCGTACTCGTGGCGGATCTTGTACTGGATCTTGTCGCCCAGGAACGCCTGGCCTACCGTCGGCTGCTCGGCCAGGAAGAACTCCGGCTCCTCTCGGCCCTGGAGGAAGTCCACGCCGACGCTCGGCCGCCCGCCGGCGCCGGGGCTCACGTGGAGCCCCCAGTCCGTCACGTCGGTGAAGAGCGGGTTCACATTGATGCGCTCGCCCGCCTGGCCGAAGTGCTTGAAGACCGGGTTCACGTTGCCCGCGCCGAACTCCATGGAGTTGTTGATCTGCATCGCCACGCCGTACAGCGCGTGCGGGACGTCCAGCCAGAGGCTCTCGATCGGCGGCAGCCCGAGCTTTTCCGCCGAGCCCTCCTCCGTCATGTCCGCGAGCTGGATGATCTTGGCGAGCACCTCAGTGGCGCCCGTCAGATCCGCCGTGAGCGCCGTGGCGCCGGTGTTGGCGTGCGTGGCGTGGAACCACGCCAGCGCATCCACGTCATAGACGGCGTTGGTGCGCCAGAAACTCCAGATGAACCGGGCCAGCGTCCGCCGGGCGGCGCGGCCCAGCCGGCCGACCAGGCGCGACACCGCGCCCAGATCGTCGTTGATGATCGTTTTCCGGGTGATCGTCAGGATGTTGCCCTTCTGGCCGACGGCGTAGGAGACCTTGTCGTCGCCCGGCGCCGCGATCTCCACGTAGTCGGCGAGCTCGGGATCCACGTCGGCGAGATCGCCGAAGTAGTGCTGGACGATGGCTTCCTTGGTGCGGAAGTCCGCGGCCCGGCCGAACTCGGCGATCGAGCCTTCGTTGTAGCGCGGCTGGGCATAATCCTGGAGCAGCCGCCGGTAGAGGGTGTTGCCCAGGATGTCCCCCCACGTGGCGCTCGTGATCGTCTCCGAGACCCGCTGGATGCGCCCCGTGATCTCCGGGTCGCCTGTGATCTCCGCGTAGGCCCGCCGGAGCGAGCCCTGGAAATCGAGCCCGCGATCCTTGTGGGCCTCCACGTTCGGCGCCAGGCTCTCCCGGACCCTCGTCAGGGTGCGCTCGTTGAACGGCGCGGACTCGAGCGCCCGTGTGAACCGCTCGGGGCTCACGTCGAAGAGGCGGTCCATCGCCGCCTGCACCTTGTCGAGCGGGGCCGCCAGGATCTCGATCCGACCCTGGCCGAACCCCCGGACGTCCCCCGTGGGCGAGAGCTTCGCCAGCGTCTCGACCTCTTCCTGGACGACCGACTGGATCTCGGCCGCCTCGGCGGCGCGCCCGGCAAAACGCTTGGCGATCTTCTCCTTCACCGGCGCGGGCAGCTGGGTCGCATCGAGTGCCTCGGTCACGCGCGCCTGGGTGTCCCGCACCGCCAGGTCCTGCTTGAGGCGCTTCGCCCACTCGGGCTCGCCCGCGGCCTCGGCCGGCGGCTTGAGCGCCTCACGGACCAGGCCCTTGAGATCCTCGTCCGTGAGCGTCTCCATCGTCCGGCCCTCGAGCAGCTGCGGCCGGTGCTCCTTGATTAGCGCGATCAGCTCCTGCCTTGTCATCGGGTGATCCTCCCTCTCTCCAGTGGTGAGCAACGGCCCGGCCGTCGCCCGAATGAAGCGCCCATCTGCCGCAGGCGCCGTGACGATGTCCACAGACAGCAGCCGCTTGATCTCACGGATCCAGCGGGCCATCCCTTCCCGGACCCGGACCGGCACGTAGCCCGTCAGGGTATCGACCGAGAGCCCCAGGACCTTCTGGAGCACCCCTCGGGCCTCGAGGCCCAGGAGTTTCCGCCGGAGCCAGCCGGCGTCCTCGTGGATATGAGCTTCGGCATAGAGCCCGTCGGCCTCCAGCCGCGGCGCCTGGAGGTCGCCCACGATGTTCCGGACGACGGGGCCGCCGGCCTGGACGAGCGCCTCCCCATCCGCGTGGAGCTGGGCCCCGGTCTGGTAGGCGTACACCCCGATCGGTGCCCCGGTGATATGCGGCAGGAGCGCTTCCGCGCTCTCCCGTGTCCAGAGCCACCCGTTCTGGCTGAGCCCGAGCTTCAGGACCCGCACATCCCACACGGCCCCGGTTTTGTCCCGCGAGCGCTCGAACGCCACGGATTCGCCCACCGTGGCATAGAGGGTCTCGACCTTCTCCCGGTCGCCGAGCGTCACCTCGCCGTCGGCCGCGACGGTGTAGTGGATCCGGTAGCGCTCCGGCCCGATGTTGAAGACGACGGCATCCAGAAAGGTCGCCTCGATATAGGGCCCGGCGGCTTGGTCCCCCGCCGGGTAGCGGGCCTGGAGCGCGGCCCGGAGTTTCTCGTGGAGCTGCTCGAAGGAGTGCATCAGGGCGCCTCCACCTCGGCCTTCTTCGGCGGCCGGCCGGCGTGAAAGTCGCTGAGCGGCTTCACGTCGGCGCCTTTCTTCCAGCGGACCTTGTGGGCGCCGTTCGTGACGATCGTGACGTCATCCTTCTTGACGCCGACGGCCATGATCTCCTTGTCCGGATCGAGCTTGTAGGCCTTGCACGCGGCCTCGACCATCGCGATCGCGACATCCGTGAGTCCCTTCCGCCACCCATTGCTCGCCATCATTCGGCTCCTTTCTTACGCGGGCCAGTCCGCCTTGTAGGGCAGGCTCAGGCATCCGCAGTTGACGCTGTTGGCTGCGCTCGCCCGCGGATCCCGCGGGTAGAGCAGCTGCTCCGCCGGTCGGTTCGCCGCCGGCGCGATGTCGAAGAAGTCGTGCACGTCCCGCACCTGGCCGTCGGCCAGCTTGTGAGTCGGCCGGAAATCGATCGCCCCGCTGTGCCGCCACTCTTTCTGGAGGTCCGGCACCAGGCGCCGGCTCTCCTCGAGCGTGGCCTGGCCGGCGATCGCCTGCAGGCGCCCCAGCTCCGTTCGTGTGATGGCTTCGGCCCGGGCCGCGATCGACGCGAACGGCCCCGGGCGCCGGAGCGAGCCGGCTACCTCCTGCATCACCTCGAAGACGCTCTTGCCCTCGAGCGCCCCGAGCCGGAGCGCCTGGGTGATCCGATGGCCGGCGTCGCGGCTCAGGCCCGTGATGAGATCCGCGTGGAAGTCCTGGGCCGCTTCCACGAGCCGGCGTGGGATCTCCGGCACCCCGAGCGTGAGCCCGCCTTCGACGACGGGCTGGGCGATCAGCGCCCGGCCGAGGCCCACGGCCTCGGCCTGGAAGGGCTGGATCGCCGTGCCATAGCGCGAGGCGAACTCCCCCGTGACGTCCTGGATCCGGCCAGCCAGCGCCCCCAGGCGCTGCGCCGAGAACCCCTCCGCCCCAGCCAGCTCGCCCAGGACCCGGCGGCGGAGGGCCTCGAGCTCCTCGAGCGCGGCGCGCACGGCGTCATCGGGCAGGCGGTCGATCCGCGCCCGGATGATGTCGATGCGCTGCCGGAAGCGCTCCTGGGGCGTCGAGGCCAGGGCGGCGCGCGCCGTCATCACGGCCGCTCCAGGCGATCGCGCAGCTGGCGCACCTTCGCGGGATCGTAGTCGCGCATCGCCTCTCGCGTTGGCTCGCCGAGCGGGAGCAGTTCTTCCTCTGCCTTGATCTCCAGGCCGAGCTGGCTGCTGACGAGGGCAAAGAGTTTCGTCGCCGTCTCTTTCCGGATCCACCCCTGCTGCTCGGCCTGGACGAGCGCCACCGTCAGCGAGGTCAGGGCGGTCGTGATCGCCGTCGTGTCGCGCATCGAGATCTCGGGCAGCGTGACGGCCAGGGTTTGATCCACGTCCTTCGCCAGTCGCCCGTGACGGATCGCCTGATGAACGGCGAAACGCGCTACGTCCTGGAGCATGAAGCGCACGACCTTCTGCCGGCGTGTCATCCGCTTCTGGGTCGGCAGGCCCATCTCTTTCGCCGTGGCCAGATTGACGTCGCCGCCCAGGCCGTAGTAATGCTCCGGCAGGCTCCGGCTTCCCAGGAGATGGCCCCGGAGCATCCGGGCGAGGGTGTCCTTGTCGGCGGCCTTGAGATCCGGCGCGATCGCGGACCACTTCACCTTTTCGTTATGGGCGCGCACCATGCCCCGCCGGATCTTTGCGTTCTTCTGGAGGAACCCTTGGAGCTCCTCCTCCGTCGCCCCCTGGACCTCCGCGTCCCAGAAGAAGCTGTCCAGCAGCTGGGCCCGCTCCATCTGGCTGAAGAGCATGTCGTCGTACCCGTCGAGCCAGTCGATGAGCGCCAGGAGATCCGAGCGCCCCCGGCGGGCGTTGGACACTTTGTTGACCTGGAAGAGGAGGCAGGAGCCGTCGTAGAGGCGCCCGCTGATCAGATCCGTCTCGTTCGGGAGCGCCGGCATGAGCGACCCGAATCCCGGGCTGCCGCGGCGCTCGTCCAGCCGGACGACCTTCAGGTAGCGCCGGCGCGTCCCGGCGGCCGTCGCCTTGAGGACCACCGTCCAGGGGACCAGGATGTTGTTCGGGTCCGTCTGGATCTCATCGATCTCCGCGGGGTCCACATAGCCCAGGCGCACGTGGCCGTCCACGTCGTTGACGAACACGGGCAGGCACAGCTCCCCCTGGAGCCCCAGCTCGCGGACGAAGGTGTCCATCCGAAGCTCGAGCTGGTTGACGGGATCCTGCCAGAAGCCCTGGACGACCTCCCGGACCTTCGGGTCGGTGGCCGTCACATTTCCGCCCTCGCCCCAGACGAAGTCCACGACCACCTCGACCAGCCACTGGGCCAGCGGGTTCGACTCCCAGAGCCAGTACGCCAGGGCGAGCATCCGGTCCTGGGCGAGAGGCGTCAGGTCCCGGGCCGCGTACTTCGAGTCCTGTGTCAGCCGGCGGAAACCCTGCTCCATGAGTTGCTGGTCGGCGCGCGTGAGTCCCACCGAGAGCGCCTCGCGCACCCGAGTGTCGGCCTCGGCCTGGAGCCGGGTTTCGGCTTCGCCCACCCGCCGGCGAATCAGATCGCCGGCCAAGAACTCCCCCAGACGCTCCCGGATGGGCCTCACCGGCGCCCTCCCGGTACATCGGCGTTCTGGGGACGTCCTCGGTTGAATGCGTCGGCCCCGGAACCGGTGTCACAATCTGTCAGAGGGGTGTCAAAATCGACGCGGCGAGGCGCCGAGCCGTAGAGAGGTTCCCCTCGGGGAGATCGTCGATCCTGGGGGAAATTCGTTCCGAGCCAAAAAACGCGGCGCGCGCTCATTGCCCCCGCCCCCAGAAGCGCGCCTGGCCGCGAGTGAACCCGCCCGGCCCCACGCCAACGACCAGCGGCTCTTCCTCCGGCTCGCCCACGTCGGCGGCCTTCGCCCCCGACCCGGCCGCGGCCTGAAGCGCCAGGGCGAGGGCCCAGGCGTGGTCCGCATGACCCGTCGTCTCCGAGCGGTCGGCGTCGAAGCGGAAGTTCCCCGTCGCCGTCTGAAACCGCTTGAGGCTGTGCAGGCTCTCTCGGACCCGGCGGTCCACGGGGATCCGCACGCGGCGATCTTCGAGCGCGGTCTTGAGCCCCACCGCCAGGGCCTCCTTGGCCGACCCGGTGAAGGTGATCCCCTCCACCCGCCAGGCGCCGAAGCGCTCGATGGCGCGCTCGGCGAGCTGCATCCCCAGGCCCGATTGGTCCACGTCGGCCCGGCGGACGGGCAGGCGCGCGAGGAGCGTCCAGAGCACGCGCTCTTGGACGCCGAACGGCTGCCGCGCCAGATCGATGGCCGCGACCGTCTCCTTCGCGGGGCCACGATCTCCCAGGAGCCAGATCACCGTCAGATCGCGGCGGCGGCCGATATCGAGCCCCACGAAGGCCTCGCCGGCCAGGCTCGGGAGCTCGACATTCATGAGAGGCTGCACCTCGAGGGGCGCCCGGGCGTGGGCGGCCTGCGCCGCCTCAACCCGCGCCTGGGCCCAGGGCGGCATCGCGGCCAGCGCGTCATCTTCGGCCTCGGCGATCAGCTCGTAGGAGAGCCAGGCCGTCGCCTCGTCGAGGAACTGGACCTCATACTCCTGGAGCCACGCCTCCTCATCGTCGAGCCCCGCCCGGAGCGCCGCGGGACTCGTCGGCTGCCCCGTCTCGTCCCGGAGCTCCAATCCCTGGGCGACGGCGTCCCAGATCGTGAGCACGTGCTGGGCGTACTCCGGGTTCGTGCTGAGGTCGTAGAACTTGTTCTGCTTGCCCTGGGGCGTGGACAGCACCCGGATCCGCCAGCCGCGGGTGATGGTCGGGAAGAGCGCGGCCCAGATCTTCCGGCTGTCCCGGTGGAACGCGAATTCGTCCAGGACCACGTTGGCCGAGTGCCCGCGAGCCGTGTCGGGGTTCGCCGGCAGCCCGATCAGGCGTCCGCCGTTCGGCAGGCGCAGCTCGTGGACCTTGTAGGTCGCCTCCCCGAACACGTCATAACCCTCGAGGGCCTGGGCGCCTGCGCCGATGGCGTGCAGATGCCGCTGGGTCATCTCGACGTTCTCCCGCGAGGCGCGCTCGCCCGAGGAGAGCAGGACCCAGGGCGCGCCCGCTTCGGCCATGTCGAGGGCGGGCTCGAGCGTTCCCGCGAAGGTCTTCCCCGTCTGGCGCGCCCAGCGGGCGAGCTTGAAGCGGGCCCGGTCCGCGACCCAGCGCCGCTGGTACTCCGTCAAGCGGACGATGCTCTCAGGCGGGGATCCCATAGATCTCCTCCTTGATCCGGCGCACCGTCTCCGGATCGAGCTTCGCCCGCTTCAACTCCTTCTCCACCTTGCCCGCCGCCTGGCCCACCTTGCGCTCGAGGGTGCGCTCACGGAGCGCCACCTCCCGCTCCTTGAGGCGGAGCTTCCGGTCTTCCACGTCGAGCCACCCCAGCTCCACCGGGTTGGGCCGCTTGTCCTCCGTCATGGCGTTCAAGCGCTGGGCCTGGAGGAGCTGCCGGATCACCGCTTCGATCTCCGGCGTGGGATGGTCCTTGAAGGCCCGGACCAGCTCCTCCGTCCGCTCGGCCGCCTCGATCTGCGGCCGTTGCGTCGTGTCCCACCATTCCCGATAGCGATTCAACGAGGCCGTGGGGATCGTTTCCTCGAACGTGGCCGCGAGGGCCGCCACGATCGCCGTGGTGGCATCGTTGGCGCGGAACCCTTCCACGGCCCGCTGGCGCGCCGCGGCCGACAGGCGATAGAACGCCCGGTGATGCGGCCGGTGCTTCCAGGGCGCCCCTTTCCGTCGGCTCATCGGGCCGGCTCGTCATGCACCGGCGACGCCCGGCACGGTCTTCGTGCCCTCCAGCACGTCCACGCCGTCGGCCGTGATCCGCCAGGCCCAGTAATGCTCCCGGCCGATCTTCGTCTCGTGGAGCTTCACCAGGGTCTTGTCTCGCAGGTAGAAGAGATGGGCGCGGACCTGGCTCATCAGCATCGGCATCCCCATCTTGTCGAGCTGCCGCTGGATCAGCTCCTCGGCCGTGTACGTCGAGGGATCCTCCGTCCGTTCCCGGTCCCGCGTCCGCGCCGCGTCGAGAACCATGAGGATGTACCGCCGGATCAGCTCAGCTCGCGCGTCCGCCATCGGGCACCCGCTTCTTCAGCTCGGCCAGCTCCCGCAGGATCAGCTCCTGACCGATCAGGAGGTCCTGGAACTTGAATTCATCCCGCCGAGGCACTTCGTGGAGCTCCCGCGCCAGCATCGCCATCGCGTCGGCCTGCTTTTGCGCCGCCCGGACGAACGGGGGCACCGATTGTGCGATCACGAGAAAGATCAAGAGCCCGGGGCCCCACTTGAGGAGCAGCTCGCGCATCTCCGGGCCCACGTCGCCCCAGACCGCTGCGCCCGTGAACGCCGCGAGGGCGCCCCATGGCAGGAGCTCCTTGGCGAGCGCCCGCGTGCGCTCCATCAGCCGCACCAGCTCTGGCGGGCCCGGCCATCGTAGGGCCGCGCCAGCCCGGCCTCGACCAGAACGCCCGCGCCCGCGCAGAACACCGCCCGCGTCATAGCGGCCCCGGCCCCGCGACGGTTCGGGCGAGATCGACGGCCCGATCCGCCAGCTCCTCTTCGAGCGCCGCCTTCCGGTCGGGATCCGATTCCAAGAGGACCGTGTCCAGCAGGCGACGGATCTCTTGTCGGAGCTTCCGGATTTCCTCGGTCTGATCTGTCTGCGCCCCCCGATCTTCCCACCGCTGGTAGATGCTGATGCCGCTGGAGAGGAGCCCGCCGATCCCGAAGACGATCTCGACGCATCCCCCGAGGGGCAGCGCCAGGGCGATGACGAAGAGCCCGGCCAGGGCGCGCCTCACGGGATCCTCGATTCACAGACGAGCCGGCCCTCGATCCCCCAGTCCCGATGGACGTCCGCCAGCCGCGCTCGCGTCCTGACCGGCGGCGATGCCGGCGGCGGCGCCTGGACCACGGGCGCGGAGGGCGGCGGCACGACGATGACGTCTGGCCGCAGGCTCCACCGATCCAGCGCAAAGGCGGCCGCGATGAGCAGGGCCAGGACGAGAACCCGACCGAACGCCCCCAACCCCGGGACCTTCACGCCACGGCCTCCGTCTCCAGCTCCGGCCGCCGCCGAGCGAACTGCCAGAACGGCGACTGCGTCGGGCGATCGCGCCCGGGCGGCTCGAGCACCCGACCCGTGTCGAACTCGCTGATCACCACGCCCGCGATCGAATCCCGCGCCTCCACCACGCGCCCGTCGCCGAGCGACACGCCCACGTGCCAGCGCGGTGAGGACCGAAAGACGAGCGCGCCCGCCAGACCCCGCGCCTCCGTCAGCGTGCAGACGATCCCCTGGCGGGCCTGGTTGGAGGAGCCATCCGGCATCGAGAGACCGATCTGGCGGGCCGCGTACTCGATCAGCTCCGAGCAGTCCCACGGCCCCTTGGCGTTCGGGTCTTGGAGGGTTACCTCGGCGCCGTAGGAATAGCGCTCGCCGACGTGGCGCAGCAGCTCATCGACGAAGCGCTGGGCCTGTTTCATTACGGCCCAGGCTACGGCGGATCGGCGACGAGGGATGAAAACCGTGGGGGCGGTGAGAAAGAAACTTAGCGGGAGCGGGGGGGGCGGGAAAGGTCCGGGAAGCGCGTGTGGAAGAGCTCGATCGGGATCCGATAGAGCCCCCCGATCCGGATGGAGGGGATCTCGCCGTCCTCCAGGCGCCGGTAGACCGACATCAAGCTGATCCGAAGGATCCGGGCGACTTCCTCGGGCCTATAGGTCTGGCGTTCGATCCTCATGCCACGCTCCGGCGGCGGAGCCAGGGATTCCGCTGCAGGAGCATCCGGCCCTCCTGGAGGCTCTGGAAGCACCGCTGGACCAAGTCCAGGGCCTCGGCCTGGCTCGGGGTCCCTTCCAGGCTCAGCAGCTCGAGGCGCACCTGCTGGATCGTCCGATCGGACCCCGTCGCCAGTTTCCAGGCCCGCCGAAGCCTCCGCTCGGCCCAGTATGCCCGGCGCTGACACCGGACGCATTTGCGCGAGATCGAGCGGCCGGGCCGTTCACCACAGGCCACGCAGGGGCCGTGATAGCGCGGACGCGCCCCGTGCGCCCGCTTCCAGTCGCGGTTGTAGCAGCTGGTACACCGGCCGTCCTTGTACTTCGAGGGCTTCCCACAGGCGCACCGCCGCTCCGCCATGGACTCTGCACTGTCGCGGTGCACATTCTCAGAAGTCGCCTCGCCCTCGAACGGCGCCGCCGGCGCCGCGGGGACCGGGCCGGGCATGACCAGACGGACTCCATAGCGGGCCTTGAGCGTTGCCGTCGCCCGGGGATCCCCGCGGCGCGCCCCAGCCAGCAGGCGTTTCCGGCGTCGCGCTTCGTCTTCAGGGATGAGCGGCTGCCGATAGCCCTTCGCGTAGGCGTTCCGAAGACGCTCGGACTGGCGCATCTCGGTGGTGACCGACTTGGCCACCAGCTCCATCGGCACCGCTCCATCGGGCAGATCGTGCGCCGCGCCAAAGACTCTCACAGGAGCGTCCCCGAAGTCGCCGGCGCGATCACGGCGCCGCCAGTTTTTCCATCCGCTTGAGGAGCCCGGTGAGCCGGCGCGCCTCGACGATCGTGAGCTTCGAGATCGCGCGCGTGCGCTCGTCGGAGGCCCACTCCACCAAGTCGTGGAGCTGCTCGTCTCGAAGCCCCAGCCGGCCGGTGACGGCGAAGATCAGCCGCCGCTGACCGGGGCGGATCCGGATCGCCTGGGCCTTAAGCGCCTCGAAGTTCCGCTGCTGCAGCGCGGCGAGGGTGGCCCGGATCGGCTGCGGAGCACTCACGCGGGCTCCTTCGGCAGCTCGCCGGCGGCCGCGCGCGCCAGGACGGCCTTGAGGGCTTCGATCATCTTCTCCGCGTCGTGAGAGGTCTGAGGCGCCGGCCGGCCGCAGGCCCGCTGCATCACGCCGGCCAGATAGGGGGAGGAGACGCCGGCCTCCAGGCAGTCCCGCGTGAGCTGGGCGAGGCGTTCCCGCTGGGCCGGGGTCGCGAGCATCGCCACGGCGCCCGCCTCGGCGAGCCGCCGTACCCGCCGGCGATCGCGCTCGAGCGGGCGCGTGGGGACCTGGCCCGCCCGGCGCTTCAGCTCGTCGATCACGCGATCGGCCTCCTCGTTGGTGAGGTCGCGGAATGAGGTCTTCCCGGGGCAGTACTCGACCACCAGACGCTCTTTGTCCTGGACGCTCAGCTTGAGCTTCCCGTAGGCCAGCGCCGCCATGCAATTGACCCGACCCGCCGTCGGCGCCATCAGCCCTCCGCGAACCTTTTCCGGGCGCGGGCCACGGCCTTCATGAAGTGCTCTCCGAGCCGAGACCGCAGGAGCCACCGCAAGCGCCGGCGCCATCGCGCCTGGGCTGCATAGTACGAGATCATGTCCCTCGAGGTCCTCATCGCAGCTCCCAGATCGTGATGAGCCGGCCATTGTTCCGGAGCAACGTCGAGGGCGTTCGCCCGCGCGCCCGCCATACCGGCCGGCCCCGGTCGTCCAGCTCCTTGAAGATCGCCCCCCACACGTGAGGATCCGGGTCATCCACGCCCCGGACCTTGGCGACGGTCCGGAGATCGTCCGTCGTGACCCGCCCCACGCGGCGGCAGATCGTCCGCGCTTCCTCGCGCATGGCCTGGAGAAAGCCGGCGTAGTGCGCCTCCAGGCGCCCGAGCGCCTGGTCGCGCTTTTGAAGACCCCGATTGAAGAGATCGGTCTGCATCATCGCTTCCGTGAGGCCGGACGGGGGACCTGTTCCACTCGACACGCAGGCCGGACTTCGACCAGCGCGCCGGCCGAGTTCTGAATGCTGGCCACCCAAAAGCCGCCGCTCTTGGGATTCCGGGTGTAGAGCTCCCAGGCGGCACTGTCGGTTTTGTACACGAGCCAGTTCGCCTCGTTGTAGGTGATCGACAGGCCCGAAGGGTACCGCACCGTCATCATGGCCTCACCTCAACCCCAGCGGCGCCAGCGCCTCAGCCAGCCGGCGCTCCAGGTCCTGGAGATCCGGCTGGCCTTCCGTCCGGAGCCACAGTTTGATCAGGACGGGCTCGCCGGCTTTGGCCCGGTTGATGGCGTCGCCGGCCGGCAGCTCATGGTCCAGGTCCGGCTCGACGCGCCCCGGGCGTCCCTTCACCGCGTAGAAGTCGATCTTCACTCGCCGAGCTGCTCCAGGGCCGCGATCGCGGCGTCGATCTGGGCGCGCTGCTCCCGCAGCCGCGTCAGCACGTTCCTAACCGCCCCCCCCCCCCCGACGTTTTCACGCGGCGCGGGCGCCGAGGCGGGCGCGCTTTCTCGACGGCGTTCTTCGGGCAGCCCCGTTTGTTATGCCCCGTCTGTCCGCACGCCTTGCATGTTTGCGTCCGCATCGGCATCTCCCTTCGTGGCTGCGGGTTGACCTCATGAACGAACTCCAGCATCACTCGACGGCGACCCGCTGGTCGTCGATCTCGTACCAGAACTGGTCGCGGCTTCGCACCCGGGCTCCGCAGGCCTTGAGCACTTCCGGCGGCGCGTCCCGGAGCGTCTCCTTGTTCAGCTCGTGCTTGACCCGGAGGTAGGCCCACCGTTTCGACTCGACGAGCCAGGCGATGGCCTTCTTCACGGAGCGGATCCCGACCTCATGGACCAGGAGGAATCCCACCCGGCCAAAGGTCAACTGCTTCGAGCGCCCGGCCAGGTCCTCCTGGTGCGTCAGCGCGAAGCGATGCAGTTCGGCTTCGAGCGCGGCAATCCGGTCCAGGATCGGCGCGCCCTGCCGGTCGCAGTCCGCCTTGGCCCGCTGCACCTGGTCATCGCGGGCGATCGCCAACGTCTCGAGTTGCCGCCGGCCGAGCGCCAGGTTCGCCAGCACCTGGTCGGCCTCCTCCCAGGTCGTGATCTTTTCGAGGGTCTTCATCATGGCTCTCCTTGTCCGCCGGGGCGATGGCCCGCACCCGCCGGACCGTATCATCGATCCCTTCAAGAATCTTCCGCGCTCGCCGGATCGCCAGGTCATGGAGCGGCTGGATGGCGACCAGGTCCGTTCGGGCCAGGCACTCCAGCACATGGAGCAGGGTCTCGGCGTGAACCCGTGGGGACTGGAGGCCGTTGCCAATCTCGTGCTGGACGTCCGAGAACCGGACGAGCCGGTCCGAGGGGGCGAGGATCTCCAGAAGGGTCCGCGGCGTGTCGGTCACGCGGCCCTCCGGATCCGGCGCGGGCGCCGGGCAGCCCGCCGCCGGTCCCACCAGGCCTGGAGGACATCGGCGAGCGCGGCGACCGCCATCGCGAGCACAACGGCGCCCGCGTAGATCACGATGAACCAGAAGCCCAGCTCGAGGTCGCCCTCCGCCGAGCCTGTCCAGAATTGGATCCTCGTCATCGCAGCGCCTCCTGCTTCGGCGGCTTCCAATTCTTCCACCACTTCGGGAGCCCGAGCCGCCCCATCAGCGCGTCCACCTGATCCCGCGCCAACTGCAGGCGCGCCTCCTGTTCCTCCCAGCGGACCTGCTGCACGCGCGACTCATATCGGGCGTGGAGCCATGTCTCCCGCCAGCCCCCCGCCAGCAGGAGGCACGCCGCCAGGAGCGCTGCAATCGACAGCCAGTATCGGCGCGGCGTGATCATCGCCCACGCCTCCCGCCCCCGAAGAGACCGGCGAAGATCGAGCGGCCGTACTCGATCGGGGGACGGGCCGCAGCGGTGCTCGTCTCCGGCGGCGGCCCTTGTTGCAGGGGCTTGCGAGCGGGCGGCAACGCGTCCTCACAGAGGGGGTCGCGGCCGAACTGGTCCGGGAGTGCCGGCGACTCCCGCCAGAGGAGCGGCGGCTCGTTCGGATGCACGCGGACATGTTCCCAGAGTGTGCGCGCCGCCCCGAGGGGATCCGGCGCTCGGCACGAGATCCACCAGCGCACCTGGGCCTGTGGATAGCACACCCACTCCTGGGCCTCCGCGTAGAGCACGGGCTTCCAGCCGCGATCCGCGAGCTCCCGGAGCATCTGGGCCAGATCGGGCTCGCTCACCCCGCCACCTCCTCCGTCTCCTCCGCCGGCATGGCCTCCTCGACGTGCTCGCGGCCGATCGGCTTCTTCTTGTTGTCATAGGCCTCGATCAGGAGCTGGGCGAAGAGGACATTGGCGTCCAGCGGAAACGCGCAGCGGGTGCCGATCGCCTTGAGCGCCGCGGGGGTGATGACGTCCCCGATGCTGCCTTCGGCGCGCTGGATCTTGTGGCGAAGGTAGTCGGGGATTTCCTGGTTCATGGGCTGCAGCCGATACGTCTGCAGGCGCAGCGTGACCTCGCTCAGGTCCCGCGTCCGCGGATTATAGGCCGCCTCGGGGTCCTGGCCGATCAGGACGATCCCCAGGAGCCGCCGGCCCAGGCCGTCCACTTCGTCCAGGAAGCGCTTGAGCGAGAGATACGTCGCCGCCCGGAGCTCGTGGGCCTCATCGATCCAGACGACCACCTGGCGGTTCTGGCGGCGTTGCTGGATCAACAGATATCGCATCGCGAGCGCCCGCTTGACGCGGTTCTGGGCTTCGGGGAATACTTCGTCCTTGGCGTCCGTCTTGCGCTTGATCGCCTGGATCACCGCGCTCACCAGGTCCAGCTCGCTGAGCCCGTGGGTGATGACGGCGCTCGGCTGGACCAGGGTGATGTCGTCGCGCTGCTTGAGCTCCTGCTCCACAGCGGCCGCCACGAGCGATTTCCCGGCGCCGCGCCGCCCCGCCAACCGGATAAAGCGCGCCTGCTCGGCCGCCTCGATGAGGACGGCCTTGGCCTCCTTGTGCTGGCTGCCCCACCAGACGTCCCGGGGATGTTTGATCTCGTCGAAGACCGGGTTCCGGGTGAACCCGAAATACCGGAGCATCGGTGCGGTGAGCATGGGGACTTCTTTCACCTCCTGATCGGCGCCGCGGCCCAGCTTCGCCTGGAGCGCCTCGGCTTTCTTGCGCCAGTACCATTGCGTCCACGGGGACGCTCCTTTGCGGGCGAGGACCGCGTCGCGTTCGGCGAGGACTTCCCTGGGGAGGGCCGGAATCACTCCGAGCGCGACCATGGCCTCCCAGATCGCGTGGCTTTTCGGGTGATAGTGCCGCCGCCCCGCGTGGCCCCCTCGGAGCATGCAGACGAGCGGCCGGGACACGGTCACGCCGTTCCGGGCAATCCCCCAGCGCCGGAGAATCTCCGTCGCCCGCCGGGCAATGACCGCATCAGACACAGGCGGACGCCGCGAGGCCAAATAGCTCCGCACGTCCTTCAGGGTGGGCGCGCTCCTGGGGACCTTCATCGGGAGACGCTCACGATCTTGGGCGAGGCGATCGGGACCCGGGCCAGGCACCAGGCGATGAACTCCTCCACCTTCGCCTCGGGTAACGTGGCCGCCGCGCTGAACCATCGATCGCGCTCGGCCCCTTCTTCTTCCGCGAGCGCCCGGCCGAGTTTCGCCCGGACCCGGCGATTGAACTGGCCTTCCGTGATTTCCCGCGCCCCCCGGTCCAGGTCCACCGAGATCTCCACGCCCCGCCGCGGTGGCAAGAGGCTCGGCACGTCGCGCTTCTCCCCCTCGCGCCCGAACACCTCGAGCGGGGGGAGCGCGGTCCGGACGGCCTCCAGGCGCTTCTGGGTCTCCTGGGTCGGCGTGTCGGGATGCCGAGCGTGGGCCTGGCCGATGAGGGGGGCGCGGAGCGAGAAGCCGAAGCGGTCTCGCTCGACGGCCTCCAGAAGGAACACGCGCCCGTCCACCGCCCTGGCTTCCAGCGTCGCCGGGCTGAAGACCGAATAGGAGACCTGGACGATCTGACCGATCAGGCTCGCATCGGCCAAGCGCCACACGCGCCCCTCATGATGAATGACCCCGCAGCCCGGCTCGCCGCTCTTGACGAGGCGGGGTTCGGGCGCCCGGCGCGCCAGCTCCCGGAAGATCGGCCAGGCGGGCAGCTCGCGGAGCTGCTCGGGCTGGATCAGCGCCCAGGCCTGGCTCCGCGTCATGCCATGGCGTGAGTGGACGGCCTTCCGGCACCAGTGAGCGAGAAAGTCGAGCGCCCAGACGTTCAGAGTGGTGAGGTCGGTCGCGGGCTGGGTCGCCAGGCGCGTCTCGAACTTCCGTTCCCAGATCCACATCATGGTCTCGACGGCGCCCTTGGCCCGCGCTTCCTGGGCGATGACCAGCTCGATCCCTAGGCGGCGGCACAGCTCCCGCGTGAACTCCGATTGGTTCTGGCTGGCGCGATCGACGACGAGGAGTCGGGGGGCCCCGCGGAAGTAGTAATCGCGCAGCTCCGGCAGGCCCGCCCATTCGTCGTAGCGATCCGGCTCGAACGGCACCGGCCACCAGCGAAGGGCCGGGCCGTGCAGGCCGGGAGCCTGCCGTTGGCGCTTGGGCAGCCAGCCGCCGGCCAGGAAGGTCAAAAGCGTCGCCGCCGTCTCGTCCGTGCAGTACTGGACATAGGGCAGCCCGCTCGCGTGATCCACCAGGACATACCGGAAGAGCGGGACGCCGCCGCGGAGGTCTTTGTTCCGGTATTCGGCCGTGCCACGCTTGTAGCTCTGGACGTCCACGTGGCCGTCATCCCGCAGGTACCACTGGCGGCAGCGCGTTACATCCGCCAGGTGGACGTGGTTCGGGTGCTCGCTCCGCTGCTGGATCCAGGGCGTACCCCGCCGCTGATCCTCGAGGGTGATGTGGCGCTCCCGGATGTAGCGCTGGAGCTGCCCCCGCGAGATCTGCCCGGCCTGCCAGATCCCGTTCATCTCGCACAGGTCGATGACGTCGGCGAGCGGCATCGTCGCCGTCTCGTACTTCTCGGTGGCGCTCGAAAGCCAGATGGCGAGCGCTTGCTCGAGGGCCTCGGTGGGGACGGGATAGGGGCGCGGCGGTCCCACCGAGGGCCGGACCCGGATCCCTGCGTGCCGGCGCGCCGTGGTCTGGCTGATTCCCCATTCCCGGGCGTATCGCTCGATCGCCAGGGCCCGCTCGGCCGAGCCCGATGCCGCCTCGATTACATTCGCCAGCGCCATCTTCGTCTCCGGGGGGATGATCACGACTCTTCCAGCGGCCGGTACTCGCGCTCCGGAAGTCCAAAGGTCCACGCCACCGCCTGCCGGGCCCGCTCCATCTCCGGCGGCACCCGGAGGAAGAAGCGACGTCGAGATCCGTCCGGCTCTGGAGTGGCATTGGTGACGTGCACGATCACGAGCGGCTCATCCTCGGCCAGGCCCACGCGGTACAGCGACCCGGTCTCGTCCTGGTGCACCGGGCGAAGGTCGAGCTCGGTGATGAACCGATCATGGCCGATGCGCTCGACCATCACCCGCCGGACCTCGGCATTCCGTTCCGTCAGGGCCTGCCGGGCTGCCAGGCGTTCCGGGTGCAGCACCACATCGGCGGAGACCTGGATGCCCCGCCAAAAGAAATACTGTGCGCCTCCTGGCCAGCGGACTGCTGGCCCATCGGCGCAGTGGAGTTGATTGTCCAGGATCCGAATCGCCGGGCGCGGGACCGCGAGGACCCGATCCGGCAGGACCCAAAATAGCCACAAGCCCGCCTCGAAGGCATCCACGAAGGGTAGCCAGATCCCGATCCACCGATCAATCGCGGCGGACCCCGCGGCGGACCTCGCGGCGGACCTCGCGGCGGACCACGCGGCGGACCTCGCGGCGGACCTCGCGGCGGACCCCGCGGCGGACCCCGCGGCGGACCCCGCGGCGGACTCCGCGGCGGACCTCGCGGCGGACCCCGCGGCGGACCACGCGGCGGACCACGCGGCGGACCACGCGGCGGACCACGCGGCGGACCTCGCGGCGGACCACGCGGCGGACCTCGCGGCGGACCACGCGGCGGACCACGCGGCGGACCACGCGGCGGACTCCGCGGCGGACTCCGCGGCGGACCACGCGGCGGACTCCGCGGCGGACTCCGCGGCGGACCTCGCGGCGGACTCCGCGGCCTTATACACGGTGAAATATGCGATCTGAGCGTCCGTCACCCACTGAACGGGCAGAGGGTCCAATCCGACGGCGCGGAAATGGGCGGCCAGGGCGCGATCGGCCGCTCCCTGGTCGATGGCGGGGTTGATCCGATCGACCGCGGCGAGCCGTTGAATGATCCGGCGCGCGTCGG